CCAGCAGCGGCAACTCCGGTTGTTCCAGTGGTACCAGTCACCACAGCAACAGCAGTGCCTTCACAGGCTCAAATTTCTGCAATTGTTGCAACAGCAGTTCCAATAACTGCACCAGCAGTCCCCGTTACTGCTGCAGCTCCACAAGCTGCAAATGCCGCACCTGTAGCGGCAGCCGCACCAGCGGCAGTCGCGCAAGCGGCAGTCACGCAAGTGACACCAGCGGTTAACACCGCAGCTGCACAGGCAGCACCAGTCGCCTCGCAAGCGGCTGGAACCGGAGGAAAACCGGTTGCAGCAACAGCCAAAGTGGCTGTACCCACACCTGCTGCCCCAAGCTCTGTCGGGAGCACTTGGGCACCAGTTGCTGGGCCATTGGCGCCCAACGATATGTACACTGTCAACTTGTGCAATCGTTGGTGGTGGGTGTGCATGCTAGCGTGCATGACATTCACCATGCTCATTTCGTATGCAGGACTCGTTCTATACAATGTTAAACCAACATTCGAGGAGCGTTACGAATTACGTTATGGGTGGCAGTGTGTTGATTGGGTGAGTAACAAATTCGCTGATTCCAGGTGGGTTTGGTCCTTGTCTGAATACCTTGTCGAGTCCTGGCCGGTTTTAGCACCAGCTGTGGTCATCGAGAGGGGACGATTTCAAGTTTTCGTCGCGATAGCAACGCGTGCTCTACCGTTAATCCCAATTGGGATTTCGGCAGTTTTCTCGCTTGTTGTTGGGATTTACTCAGGGCTACGTCACAGGCGCTATTTGAAAGTTGTTGGCGACAACAATCTTGACAAACTAGTGCAACTAGCCCGCGGACTCGGAATCGATAGTCGTGCAACTACCGTGTCGCAACCCAAATCAACAACAACTCCAATTGCCTTTTCCGTCATCTCAGAACTGAGAGATGAAGTCGAGTATTTAACACTCGGAAAGGCAAGGACCAAGGAAGGTCTAGTCTCGCTTAACCAATACTTCGACCGGAAGTGGCGAGAACAGGAGATGCCAATAGGTCAAATGCTGACCCTAAGACGGATGGTAGTTGCATGCTACCAATCAATTTCCCCATGTGAGGCGCAGTTGGACAATTACATTCTGAGTAACGAAACTCGGAATGCAGTCGCATTGCATAACCGCGCTATCGGTGCTCAAAGCACCGGATAGGGATACCGCAGGTCAGCTCATTGCTGCAGAACAAACGGACTTGAGGAGAAGTCTCTTGACCCGGAATGTGGGTTGAGTGTTGATGATGCTAGGTCTTATTGTGACAAGCAGTCTGAGTTTGGTGAGTTAGCTTCAGTGCCTCATGCAGATCAGTACTATGTCCATAATGACTGTCAGTGTAATCAGCTCTTGGCTTGCACTAACCGTGTAGTTTGTAATTGGATTAAACCCGAGGACCAAGCAATCGAGAGGCTCAAGGGGCTGGCCAGAAAGCTTGCCGATCATTTCGGTAAGCGACAGCCCCTGAGCTTTGCAGATTGGACGTCTAATTTCGCTGGCAGGAAAATGCAGCGCTACAAGGACGCACAGGCAACCTTGGAAACAATCCCGTTGTGTCGCAAAGACAGTTACATACAGGCATTTGTCAAGTTGGAGCGTCTCGTTGATCCTGGAAAGGATCCGAGGATGATTCAGGCCCGTGGGGCGAGATATAATATAGAGCTCGGTAATTACTTAAAAGCAATCGAGCACGATCTATATGAATTGAGGGGCGTTGGTCGCCTAGCAAGTATCCTCCCACCCGGCAGAGTCGTTGTCAAAGGTCTCAACCAAGAGGCCCGCGCCGCTCTCATTCAAAGCAAATGGTCACGGTTCAAACGGCCAGTACAGTTAGCACTCGACTGCTCGAGGTTTGATGGACATTGTTCACGCAAACTATTGGAAGTCGAACACCTAGTATACAATAGAGTGTTTGATTCACCATATTTGCAGAAGATATTGTCTTGGCAACTTCGAAATAAGTGCTTTACTAAATCTGGGGTCAAATACGAGACAGAAGGTCGCCGAATGAGCGGCGACATGAACACAGCATTAGGAAATTGCGTCCTAATGATCCTCATGGTTGCAGATGCAATGAAGCTCATAGGAGCGAAACCTAACCAATGGGATATAGCTGATGATGGCGATGATTGTTGCCTCCTAGTGGAGGAAGACATAGCTGAAGTAGTGCAATTCAGTCTGCCGAGACTGTTTAGAACCTACGGTCATGAGCTTAAGATTGAGAGTATTGCCAGGAACCTGCAAGAAGTTGAACTTTGTGGTTGTAAGCCGATTCGCGTCGGTGGAAAACTCAAAATGATTCTTAAACCAGGTCGAACAATGGGCAAAGCTCTTACTCACCCAAAGGTGTGGGCATTACCTTTTCGAGCCGCATATGTAGCTACCGTTGGACAGTGTCACATGGCACTCAACAGCGGAGTTCCTATACTGCAGGAGTTTGCGCTCTTACTCAGGAGGGCGCATCCTACGTTACTGAGAGAACTTCCCCGTTCTTACCTTTATCGGTTGGGAGGGGAAACCGACCCATGGATTGCTGAGCCGTCAGTGATTACAGATGAGGCACGCGAAGATTTTAGTCTTGCATTTGGTATTACATCCGAAGAGCAAATACAAGCAGAGCGCTTCATGTCCGAAATGACAGGAGATCAATTGCTTAGGCTTGCACCGCACCGGGAGGTGCTGGCCGATAAACGAGACGACAAACATCACTCTCTCTTTTATCTTGACTAACTATCTTAGCGGAGAATCTGTATAGCGACACTCATAGTTAATCCAACATGCCTAACAACAACAACAACAAGTCTAAGCAGACAACGAAGTCCACCAAGAGTGGCAAGCAGAAGTCAGGTGCTCAAGGAAGCATGAACGGCGCTCAGCGTCAAGTTGCAGTTGCCTATGGAGGTAGCATAAGACAACGAGCTCCAACAATGAGGAGCCAAAACGGTAGCATGGTTGTAATCCACCGGGAGTATGTCTCAGACATCACTTCCGCTGCAACAACAGCCTTCAATGCCACACAACTCCCTATCAATCCAGGGATGAGTACATTTCCATGGCTCAGTACCATAGCTAAGAACTTTGAGAAGTATAGAATCAAGAAATTGACCTATCACTTCGAGTCACTTGTTGGCTCCATTACACCAGGTTCAGTTATGTTAGCCATAGATATGGATGCTGCCGATGCACTCCCGAGTTCTAAAGCACAGTTGCTGCAATCACAGAATGCAGCTAGATGTAATGTGTGGGCGACTTGTCAAACTAAGTTGCCCGAGGCGGCAAAGCAACTGTATAATCGCAGTTCTGCTTTAGCTTCCAACCAGGACATCAAAACCTACGACGTAGGTAACCTAACTGTTGCGACTCAGGGAGTCACACCCGCATCAACCGTAGTCGGTGAATTGTGGGTTGACTACGAGATTGAGCTGGCTATACCGCAAGCTTCATCTTAGCCCTAACAGGACGGAACTAGCCATTCAGTCCAATCTGCAGTTACCTAGAGTAACACAACCACCAGATTTATCTGATGTGGGAGGAAGCGCGTGCTTTAAAATCCTTCCA